AGGTTAAAAAGTTTTGGAGTTTTTTGCAGCCGTTGAAATACTTGGCAAGGTCGGTGCGACCGTCCAGCCTTGGCGATAGCTCACCAGCTGTAAAGTTAGTGAACGGCGCACTGGATTTCGCCATGACTTAGAACCTCGATCGTATAAACGTGTCTGCCTCAATAGCGCCAGAGTCAGAAACACTGGTTATGCTTGCAGGGGTGCCTTCAGTAGCGCTAACGAATCGCGCTTCCTTCAGCTTGTCTTCGTATGTAATCCTCATTTGCTGCGCCAGGCTGTTGCTGCCAACCAACGGATACGCCACATCTGCCGCAATCGCAGCAGTTAATGTCTCAAGAAGAAGTGAATCATACTCGCTGGTATCGGTAATTCTTGCTAGATAAACAAGGTCTACCGTGTCTTCATCGCAGAGTATCTTCCTGCCTTCGAGACGATAAGGGATATCGTGGTAGCGCAAATACAGCACGCGCAAGCAGTAAGGATCGGTTGGTAGCGTAAAAGCGTTACTAAACTCAAATGCAGGTTTGGCTGCATCGGGCGCAAGTGTCGCCCTACGCGTCAGTGCTTTCCAGGGATGCGCCCGGAAAACGGAATCTCGTATGTATTCATATCGCTGATTGCAGATACGGGCGGCTTTACTGTCCTCAGTAAGATTGAGGATATTAGAAGCGCCTATCTGATTGAGTGCGCTATTGCAGATATCAGTAATTGAGGCTGCCATAATTTACTCTCAGCTAGAAAAATAAGGGGCCGTTTCCGACCCCGTAATTTTAGTCTACGACGTAGAACATTGTCAGATCAATGGTGCCAGTAGCGGTACCAGCAGAGGTAACAGTAACAACGTACTCGTTGTCTGCTTCCGCTCCATCAATGCTAACTTCTTCGCCTGAGCCAAGAGCTAGAGTTGCTGCTACGTCAACGCACTGCGCTGAAGTAGATGCTGCGCTAGCCTTGTAGTGGTCATCGTCTGCCGCAACAGCGCTGCCACTTGCATCGGTGTAGGCTGCGTGACCTACCTTTAAGGTAGTTCCCGAACCCATTGCATCATGGCAAAGCTTGCCGCTAACGACGCGAGCGCCGTTTGGCAAAGCAAACATCTCAATGGTGTCAGCCGATTGAGAAGAAGCCTCAAACGTACCACGAGCAACACGAAGGTTACCACCAAGCTGATTAGCTTTTACGAACTCAGAAGGATCGTCCTGAGTAGTGTCTGTACGAACGTCAGAATATACAGTCATGTCTTATCCCCCTTACTCGCCGCAAATGATTTCGACAACTTTGTCTTCTTCCATACGGGTCGCACCAAAGGTTGAGCAGTAGTAGACCTGGGTAGAGAAAGACTTGTCCGCACGCTCTTCGATTCGAGCCATAACATCCTTACCCATAGCGAGTTTGATGCCATCTTCAGCCCAAGCGAAACAGCTACGGTCGCTGCCAGATAGTGATAGGCGGTTAGTTACGATGAACTTAAAGCCCAAGAATGTATCGATTTCACCCTGTACAAGAGCCTTAACAGTGTTGAAATCAGAGCTAGTAACAGTTGTGTTATTCAGCAATGACTCAATCTGATTTGGGCCTACAGCGATATATCGATTGATAGAAGGATCAACAGAGTTGAGGTCTAACTTTTTCTTAGCTTCGATTAGCTTAGCCAAAGTAAGATCAGCTCCGCCTGCGGCGATTTGCTGAGCAGCTGGAAGAGAAGTGCTAGTAGCACCAGACTTACCAGTCTTAGCAACGCCAGTTGCCGCAGTGATGATTGCATCGTCCATTGCACGACCCATAGCAGCAGCCGCAGTACGGGCATACGCTGAGGTTGGATCGATCAACATACGAACTTTGTCCGCATCATCGATAAGGTCGGCCCACTCGTAAGTGTCCATTGTTACCATACGACGCGAATGTGGTGTGTCTACGACAGGTGTGTCAGAGTGACGTGAAGTACGCTTCACAGCCGCTGAAGAACCTACCTGATCGAAGAACGCTTTCTCACCTGTAACTGATTCCTCAGATACAGAACCGCGCAACAAACTGCCCATCTGCTGGGAAAGCAACTGGACATTGCTGCTAAACTGCTGCACGAATGCAGTTGTAATTTGCGTAGACATAATAGTCTCCTGTTAGCAATGTAAAGTTGTTTCGCTACCCGACGAATGCCGGACGATATTTAAGGTTGACAGTTTACGTGCCTGTCAAACGGCAGGGGCTTGCGCTTGTCCTGACTTCTTTGACGCTACTCTTACCTCGGACCCAAAGGCTTATCGACAAGTTTTTCGCGTCATTAATGCGAGTTTATACGTTTTTACTCACGAGGCAAGCTCTCTAAACTTCATTGCCTCTTGAATATACCAATGGTGCTCGGGATGTCTTGCGTCCCAATAGGGCGTATTAGGAGCGGTAAGCTCTCTAATTTTCTGCATTGCCGCATCTGGAGTCAGTCCCCCAGTGGTCTGAACTCCCTCAAGCGTATCTTCGCCTACCTTGTCACGAAGGTAGACACCCATGTTTGACAACATGCGAATAATCTCAGGGTGATCGCCGAGCATTGTGCCATCAGCAAGCTGCACTTCAGTCATCTCAGGATTGCCAAACTCAGCAAGAACGCCATTAGCAAGTGCCATACGGTCATCAAACGCCTGCCCGTACTCCTTTCGAAGCTCACTTTCTACCTGCTCAACTCGCGCTTGGGCTTCTACGCCAACGCTTTCCGCCCCGGCGAACTGCATTTCATTGTACGAATCGAGCATTAATTGTGCTTGCTGTGGATTTATGCCGGCTTTGTGCGCGGTATCCTTGAACCAAGACACCATATCCTGATCCATCTCTGAACCCTCGGGGATATTGTTGTAAGCCAACTCATACCCATCGGGCGACTCTGGGCGGCCTAGCTTGGCGTATACCTCACTCCACTCGTCGGAAGTAGCGCTTTTACCAGGCAATGCAACCTTATCAGCGCCCACCATTTGCTGTGCGTGGACATAGCTTTTGGCTAATGCGCCGATATCGTTAATGTGTTCAAGGCTTGAATGGCCTCGGATTTCTTCGGGAATACTATCTCGCCAGTCTGCGACAGACTGAGTTACCTCTGGTGTTTCAGAGACTTCAGCTACCTGTTCTTCACTCATCGAATTGTTCCTTAATCTGGGGATCCCAGTCCTGCAGCATGGATTTGAGAAACAACACTACCGTTCGCTGCCCTTCACGATAGGCTGTATCCGTCGCCTCTGACGAATAGGTTGAGGCGTTTATATGAAAGCGATGCTCCAAATCCTTGAGCACCACTTCGCCGTCATCAGTTTCAAGTATGCGCTTGTATGCACCCTTTAGATCTACTGGATTCATTGACCCTCCAGCGCTCTATAAGCTGGCGCAGCTTTGCCAGCCGCCTCCATATACTGCACTGTCTCTTGTGCTTCTTGTGCGGCCTGCTGCTCCGCCTGTCTGTCTTCTCGTATTTGCGTTACCTGGTCAACACCACGGATAGTGGTTGCCGGTACGCCCAGTGTTTTCAGCAAGTATTTCGCCATGCCGTCAATATCAATGTAGTCCATAGCGGATGGATCAATTTGCGACAACGGCATAAACAGCTCAATCATTCGCAATGCTGACTGAATATCGCCTGATCGCTGTGCTTTTGCTAGCGGCGATACGTATTCAATTTCAATATCAGAGTCACTCATAAAGTCAGGCGCCGGACTAAATGCCTTCTTCCGAACCATCAAGCTGTAAACTCGCTCGATCATTGGTTGCAATAGCTCTGCTTGTAAGCGTCCAAGAACTGGACCGAGCAATCGCATCTTCTCTTCTGTACGCTGGACCACCTCTGTCGCCGTCATCTGCGGACCCTGGCTCATAATCAGTTGGTCAACATAGAACGCTGATTCAATGGCGCGACGGCGCTGGTCTTCCATATTAAGGCCAAGCGGGTTGTTAGCTCCAATATTTAGTGGCTCAAGTCGGTCTCGTGTACCAGATCTATAGAAATTAAGGCCGCCAGGCACGGTGCGGATAGGTAGCATAAAGCCATCGTCGGGCACCATGAGTGGTGGGTCTACTTGCTTCTGCGCCGCACGAATAGTTACTTCGCACATTTTGTTGAGCATTTTGATGTCGGGCAGTGCGGTCATTGCCGGAGATCTGCCATAGCCAATCTCAAAACTAGCCTTTAAGAAGCGCGGTGCTACGTATGGGAACTCTTCAAAACCCGATTCGCTAAGTACAGTGCGGCTATCAGGGTCTACGTAAACCGATGCAAATTCCATGTTTCGGTTGTCAGTACGTGTGGTATCTCGTTCTTGGCGCGGATAAACCGCATGAATCAGCGTGATATTCTCGTAAGGATTCTTTTTAGCACGGTTAATAATCTTGCTATCAAGCTTTTCCTCACCAAAGCGCTGAATGACTGCACGCGCTGGCATATTGAACTGACGGAATACTGTATCGACGCGGCCCTTCTCGTCCTCTGATAAGAACACTTCAGCACAATGCTTGGTCGAGAATCGGATCTGCGAGTCAGGATCGCCCTCGATAAACATAGTGCCGGTGCCAAAGCAGATTAGATCGTGGTACAGCTCGTGGATCTGCTCCTGGAAGTTAGATCGGTTGAACGCCAGGTACATATCGTCTTCAACAGACTCAAGCCATTCTTTCGCTTCATCGTTACTATCAAGGTCACGATTACGGAATCTTAGTGAAAACCAGCGTGTTGCGGCGTTAGTCAGCATTCCATGCAAGCTAGCACTCATTAGCTCAGCGGCATGGATAGCCGTAGAGTCAAAGATTAGTTCAGTGCGCTTATCGCCATCTGTACGCTTTTTGGTGACATCGGCCTTCCTAGGCACGACATAGTCTGCGATTTCTTGCCAGTGACTCTCCCAAACCTGTCTTTGTGTGTACAGGCTTTGGAAGCGCTGCATTAACTGTGCGCCTAATTCATCAGCCATTTTTATCTCCTATGTTCCACGTAGAACAATTAGCCACCTAATAGTTTCTTGCGTCTTACAGATGCTTCGCCGGTCAATCCTGCAGGACTAGTAGCCACACCGCGAGCACGGCGACGGCGATACAAGTCTTGGGTAGCGGCGCCTTGGCTTTCGGTTGATGGCGTTCCGGTAACAGCCAACGGCCTTACTACTGCGTTAGATGGCCGTGTTGCAGCCTCTTCCTGTACGATCTTTGGCGCACCAGTCAGCGTTTTTCCTAGATTGCCTAGCTCTTGCTGTAGCTTGTTTTTCTGAAACTTAACAAGTAGCTGGCTATCGAGCTTGCGACCAACTCTTCTAATTCCTTTTTCTACCTTACCCATCTCATCCCCACCTGTGCGGCAAATCCAACATAGCGCCGTCATCTGTCATATAGCCACCGACTCGCAGTAGCATTTCAGTTTGAGAGTTTTCCACAAGCACGCGGTCAACACCAGAGACCCATGCCACACCGAGCAGTGTATTTACTAAGCGTCTCGTAAAGAAACGCTTTTGGTAATCAGGTAAAACCATAGCGTGTACCGTCCAGGCTGTCTCGTCCTCATCAAGCGCATAGCACCAAACAAATCCCGCAATCTTGTCTTTTACTTCGCAGGTAAAAACAAACGCATAATCAATAATACGCTCATGCGCTTCAAGATACGGGTAATTAGTCTGACGCATATAGTCAAGCAGCGCATCTTGCGACAGCTTGGCGTCATGAATCCTTGGACGAATCACCGGCACCTAGCTTCTTCCGTTTCGTCTTGCTGAGCAATCCCTGTGGCCCTGTCAAAATGGTCTGCTGTCTGCCAACACGCTTAGGGTCACGCATCTTACGCTTCAGCTTTTCTTCCTCTGTGCGACCGTAAATAGGTGGCGCCGGGATCATCGGTGGTATGGGTGGTGGTGCTGGCGTTTTAATCTTAGGTCTACCCATGACTACATCCTCGCTGCAAATGGGTTGTATGATGAATCGGCAAGCGCTTGTGGCGGCCTGCCGTCAAACTTGTTCGTATCCTTAATACCTACTGCGAGGTATCGGAAGGCGTCTGCCGCGTGCGACGACCAGTCGTGGACCGGCGTTGCCCTGAAGCTGCGGCTTTTTTCGTTGTACGCGCGGTGGTACTGCCGGAGGCATTCGAGCCCCGCTTGGCACGTGTCTTTGTCGAACCAGCACTTTTGGATGAGGAGTTGCGCTGCGTGGATGCCGTCTTCGATCGGGAGCTTGGGGACGACTCTGAAGTTGATCCCGAGGTCGTATGCGATCTCACGCCTACTTTTACCAGAACCCAATTCACGTACTTCGATGTCGTGCGGCGCATTGTGAGTGCCATAGAGATAGCTTTTTGCTTGCAATACTTCAGCATAGTGCGGTAACCCCTCATTCCTATTTTCATAAAAGTCGATAACGTGTACGGACCTGCCGACCTGCTGTGTAAACCATATAGCCGTTGAGTCCCCTACACCCAAATCCCACCACGTATCTACTCGGGTAGCCGGGTCATGTGGAACCTCAGATATGCGCCCCTTTTCATGGAGGGCCTGTAGCTCCTTGCCATAAATGGCACCTGGCACATTCGCAACCCAAGAACACTCAAACTCCTGCTCGAACTGGTCAGCCGACATCATTGCCTTGGCAGCTTCCAATTCCTCTTCATCGAGGATGCCAGTCTCGCTAGCTTTATAGACTTGAGTAAACCAGTCCTTCTGGCCAGCTGCTGCGTCATATAGATCATAGAACGCATTGTGACCACGCGGTGTACCAATAAATAATGCCCAGCCCTTTCGGTCTGATAGGGCGGGCCTGATGATCTCAGGGAACAACGACTCAGGCATATCCGCCATCTCGTCGAGTACACATCCATCAAGATAGATACCACGCAAGCTATCAGGGTTCTCTGATCCTAATAACTGAATCCTAGCGCCATTAGGTAAATCGGCCCGCAACTCTGTCTCATGGAAGCGCACCATCGGTATAGCGCTGGCGAACTGTTTCAGGTAATCCCATGCAACCGCTTTCGCTTGGCGATAGGTTGGCGCTATGTAAGCAAAGCGAGGGTTTGTTTTGTCAGACAGGATGGCGTCTCTAAGCAAGTGATTAATCGCCATAACGGTTTTACCGAAACGACGATGACATACAACCACGCCCCAGCGATGAGACTGCAATTGGTTATGCAGGTCAGCCTGTAGCCTTCTTGGCTTATACGGAATGTATATCTCTGTCATTGGCCTGCAGCACTGTCATCCCACTTGAGCGTAATCGTACCACTTACCTTTGTATCGTTATCTTCAGCCTTATTACGTACACCTAGCGGCGCTAGCTGACGAACATACTTATCCTTGTGATCGGTCTCTAACCTACGGCGCTGTACTTCCGCCATAGCGAGTTTGGGATCTTCGGGTAAGGGTCGCTCAATGATATCTATAATCTGATCCCTCAGAACTTCTGCTTGTAGTGCGCGAGCCTTGCGGTATTCCTGGTATGCGTCATCAGAATCCTGTACGTGTCGCAATACCGTCTTCCAGGATGGGAACTTGGCATTCTCAGCACATATGCGGGTCAATGACATGCCATCCGCAATCATCTCGCAGATTTCAGCAAACTGCTCTTTTGTAAGCCTTGGCTTTCTAGGCATAGCCGTCACTCCAAAAAAAGCCCTGCGCTTCGCAGCGAGAGGGCAAATACAAGGAAGCCCCTACGGAGCCATTGCATTATGTAGCTGGCTGTGGCTGAAAGCAAATGTGTGTTTTGTGGTGGGGATATATATACATAACACGCGCGCCCACATACGCGGGGGTACGCCCCTGCGCACACGCAAACGCGCACCTACGCATACGCAAGCGCATACGCACACGCGCACACCTGGCGCACACGCGCAGCCAGGCGCATATGCGG